TTATCGCAAGCCTACGCTTTAACAAAGAGCCTGAGAACGGGTTTAGCGCAAAGAAGTTAGAAGAGGCTATTGAGCGAGGCTACATGTCTCAGGCTCGTGAGAGTAAGCACACCCAGAAGAAGTCATTTGCACCATCTTCGATAGGATATGGTCACGGAACTTGTGCTCGTTATTGGTATCAGGCATTCAACGGAGCCTTTTTCAAGGAGAAGGTCGATGCTCTTGGTGTTGCAAATATGTCCAATGGTTCGGCGGGACATGAGAGAATAGAGAAGGTCTTTGAGGATGCTGGTGTACTGGTAGCCAAGGAAATCAAGATGACTTTGAATGACCCGCCAATTTTTGGATTTATTGATGTTATGGTCAAAATCGATGGCGAGACTGTGGTTGGGGAATTGAAGACCGCCCGCTCCGAGTCGTTCGAATGGCGCAAGAGCACAATGAAGCCATCCGGTAACCATCTTTATCAAATTCTCATCTACATGAAGGCGACCGGGAAGAACACGGGCTTCATGTTCTACGAGAACAAGAATGACCAGACCTTCCTCGTGATTCCGGTAAAGATGAACGCCCGGAATGAGAAGATACTCAACGACGCCCTTGACTGGTTACGTAAAGTATATAAGAATTGGGAAGACGGCGAAGGGACCAACAAGAATATCCCCCAGCGCCCGTGGACCAAGAGAAATCAAATTTGTCGGAACTGCCCGCTATACGAAGCATGCTGGCCGGAAAAGGGCGAGGCACCGACCTCAGAGGTTGTCATAGAACCTATGGAAGTAGTCAAGCCGTAGATGAAGATTTGCGCATATGGGCCGTGTTCTCAGCCATTTGAACCTCGGACACACAATCAGATTTATCATACTGACGAGTGTTGTAAGTTGGCGACCAATAAGCGCATCATGGACAAATATTATGAAACAAAATCTAGGAAGAAGGGTGCGCTAAGGGTGTGCAAAACTCCCGGCTGCGGCACCCTTCTTTCCAGATACAATCCAGAGAAGATTTGCGCCAAATGCGAGGCCGAACAAGAGGCTTCGCACAATCAGCGTATGCTGGACATTTTGAAGGATATCTGATGGCACTGGCGAGACTGGCCAAAACCAAGGCCAAGAGGGTTATGGGCATTGACTGCTCAACGCATTCCTTGGCCTTTACTGTATTCTACAATAGACGGCCGGAACGCTGGGGCAAGATAGAGTTTGTCGGTAACGACGTTTTTGAACGCATGCGTGACGCGGCCCAGAAGATGCACGAGTTGAGCGAGTTGTTCGAAGTTGACTACATTGTCTTTGAGTCTGCTATACTTGCCAAGGTGTCCAATGCTGACACGACAATAAAGTTGGCAATGGTGTATGGCGTATGCATCGCAGAGTTGATGAATCAGGGCACTAAGGTGGTCACCGCCAAGCCCTTGGAGTGGCAAAGTTTTATTGGAAATCCAAACTTCACCAAGTCTCAGAAGGAAATGGTTAAGAAGGAACGCCCGGGAATGAGCACAGGATGGTATTCAAATGAGATTAGAAATCGAAGGAAGCAGCGGACCATGGATTTCTTTAATGCCAAGTGGCCAAAACTAAAATTGACAGACAATGATGTTGGCGATTCCATGGGATTGGCATATTTTGGATACTACAAGTTGACTAGGAGATAGCGTGGACGGTAATTTGATGGCAAGGCTGGAAGGCAACGCGCTGTGGCGCGAGCGCATGATGCTCAGCGCAGGCGAGGTTAGCGAGATTGTCAATGCACTCAAAGCGCGACCGGACAACCAGCGAATCAAGGAACTAGAGGCCAAGATTGGTGAACTGGAGGTTCGAATTCTGTCCTTGGAGGACGACTTGGCTGAGGCTTGGAGGATGGTGATGCCGTTGTGATTGCGGAAATGACCGAAGAAGAGGCCCGGGAACTTATCGATGGTCCCGGCTGGGCTTGTGCCTGCATCGGTGGAGAGTCCTGTTGCGTGCTTCTCTATAAGAGGGCACGAGAAATCCTAGGAATTGAGGAAGAATGATTGCGGCGGTTAGTGGGCACAGACCTGAGAAGATTACCAATTGGCAGTTCGTGGAGCACCAGTTGTACCTTGCGTACGAGGATTTGGGTGTGACCACTGTTATTCAAGGATGTGCTGCTGGCGTGGATTTGACCGCCGCCAAGATTGCTTATCGAAACAATATTCCCTTCTGGTGCGCCCGCCCGTGGGCTGGACACAAGCCTCGGGTAGCCGACCAAACTAATTACGAAAAGGCTCTTCGATTTGCCGGAAAAGTTGTTGACGTTGACCCGTCTGAGAATTACCCGGGCGCGTGGGTTTACCAGAAACGCAACGAGTGGATGGTTGACCATGCAGAATTGCTTATTGCCGTGTGGGATGGCACCTCGGGCGGAACCGCCAATTGCGTCAAATACGCACGCAAGGATGGCGTAGAGATTTGGCGCATTAACCCCGCCACACACGAAATGGGATGGTATGACCCTGCGACCTAAACTGTATACCAGTAAACAATATTTATACCGTAGGTATGTTGTTCAAAAGTGGACCATGGAAGAGATTGCCAAGGAAAATGATGTGACCTTGATGACTATTTACAACCATCTAGTCAAGCACGGTCTTGTTAAAAACACAAAGGCGGTTCGATGAATAAAGTAGACGAAGCAATTGAGATTATCAAGCATAGTCAGGACACGCATCGTCAGTGGCTGGATTGGATTGAATGGCATGAGACTGGCGACGGGTGTCCGTGCGATGTTGATGCGATACTGTTGGTCGCCGGGGACAAAGAACATCAGCAGTCACGCATCGAACGGTACCAACTAGTCCTCGATGTGTTGGAGAGTTTTCGTTGAAGTACACAATCTTTCAAGTTGACAACTCCCGCCAGCATTATGTTGACGAAATCCGGCGGGAGGTATCCCTGTGGAAGGATTGGGAGGAAGTAAAGACCGACTGTGTTGATGGACGTGTGCCAGAGCAATTGGCGCTGGCACAGAAAAAGCACCCCTATGCCATCCACCCCAACAAAACTATGGGCTGGCCTCGTTTAGGACACCTTGGCATATGGTACACTGTACTGAACGCGCTAGAGCAGGCTCCCGTCGTGACGTTTGAGGACGATGCAATTGTGACAAATGCATTCGGATTTGAATTCAAGCGTCGGGTGTCCGAACTACCGGCCGATGCCGATTTCTTTTCGCTGTTTCTACCTAGGGACTCGGACCACATGTATAAATCCCGCCACGATTACGGGGGTAATATGACTTGTCGGATATATCAACCTTATGGCGGTGTGTCTATGTATTACACGGAAAAAGGGGCAGGACGGATTAAAGAACTCCTAGAGCGCGATGGTCTAAACCATCAATATGATAACGTATTAATGAATTATTCGTGGCACGGAGAATTGAACGGTTACACATCAAAGCCAAACCTATTTGACCTCGTGAGAATCACAGGCCAAGAAACTAGCATTGTACAGGAGACAGAATATGCCGGGGAGTATTAGAGAGAACGACGATTTTGTCGTTAAGTTTGTTCAAGACAAGGGCATTGATTCTGTTCTTGACGTGGGGGCCGGGAAGGGAACGTACTACAACCTGTTGGCAACTTACGTTGCTGTAATTGACGGTATCGAAATATGGAAACCTTACGTTGACCAGTTCGACTTGGTAAACAAGTATGATATTTTGTATGTGGGCGATGCTAGGAAGGTGTTGACGCACATCGCAGACAAGACCTATGATTTTATTGTCTTCGGTGACATATTAGAACACATGTCCAAGGAAGACTCCTTGACACTCTGGCAAGAGTCTGCTAGGGTGGCTCGATGGGGATTGATTAGCGTCCCCATCGTCCACTATCCACAGGGCGCAGAATTTGGGAACCCCTACGAGGTGCACGTGCAGGACCATCTGCATCCCGAGGATATCCGTAGAGACTACGGGCCGTTTGAGACGGAGGCCATCTACGAGATTACAGGAACATTCATCAGGAGGTTTGATGATAATTAAGTTGAATCGTGGACCTAGACGGGGAGAAACCCGAGCGGTTGTAGACGGAACCGTCGAAATTGAGTTCCGATATGCTGGCAAAGCCCTTGAATTTTTTGAGCCGATTCCTTCTAAGGTTGGCACGTACCGTCGTTCCAACGTGGTCCAGAAGACTGGAACGGTCGTATTTGAGTGGATGGGATGGAAACAGTGCAACTAATTGCATTGTCTGGTTACGCCAGAGCCGGGAAGGATGAAGCGGCCAAGGCCCTAGCAGATTTAGGATACAAGCGTATTGCATTCGCTGACAAGTTGAGGGACTTCCTCTACGCGCTTGACCCTATTGTTGGATATGAGATTGCCCCCGACGAGGAAAAGACCGAGGAACTCCCGGGCGATGCTTGGGCAGCAAAGGCTATTCCTGTGAGACTTAGGAGTTTGATTGATTTCTATGGATGGGAAGAGTACAAGAATTCCGAATGGGTTTCTGAGATTCGACCGTTACTACAGCGCCTCGGAACGGAGGCGGGTCGAGAAGTTCTATGGGACAGCATCTGGATTGATGCAGCATTACATGACCTCAACCCGGAAGGAAAGTACGTCATCACGGATGCGCGTTTTCCAAATGAGGCCGAGGCCATTACTTCCCGGGGTGGAAGTGTCTGGCGCATTGAACGAAAGGGAAATGGCCCAGCAGTTCAACCGGATGGGACTGTCCACCGAAGCGAGACTTCATTGGACGACTGGAACTTCGATGCCACACTTCATAATTATGGAAGTCTAGAGGAATTTCATGATGCTGTTCGTGCTGCGGAGAAGAGTTTCGAAGGAATTCTTCAAGCATGAACATTAAAACGGGGACCTTTGCCAATCCAAAGGACCATCACAAGGGATGGTTCCAGTTCTTTAGGTTTGGTAAGCCATTCTCGGGGATTGAGATTTGGTTCGGACGCAAGTATATCACTATGTATATCGATAGGAGCAGGTAATGTCTAAGAGAATCAACAAGTCAGAGGGATGGGCGGCGGCGCATCTTGAAATTCTGGTCGCAGATGGAATTGACGCGCGTGCAGGTTGTCCTGTTAAGGTTGTCTCAGCCTTCCCCGAGGCGGGGGCGTTCATGGTCAACTTCCCGGCCGAGCACGACGGCGATAGTTTGTACTTCCGTGTGCACGCTTTCGCATGTGACGAGAATGGGGAGTTACTGTGACAATTTGCCAAGCGACGGGAGTGGCGCTGTGACTACAGCAATCAACAACTTTTCGATGCCTCGCATAGTATCTACCGATGCGTACCGCCAGTTGACCGTGGGCTTTGACCTTGATGGTGTTGGATACAATTTTGGAGACAGTGTACAACGTTATCTTGAAATTACCGGCCGTGGGGACGTGTGGAAGTCTGGTACGAACAAAAAGCCATATTGGGATTTTTACAAGGATTGGGGATGGACCGGAAAGCAATTCGTTGACTTTTGCAATGATGGGGCCGATGCAGGAGTTATCTTCTGTGGAGGGATTCGCCCCAACTTCGCTGAAACCGCCCGGGCCGTCAAGCGTTTGGGTCATAAGATTGTCATCATTACTGATAGAGCCTTTGGCAGCAGCCCGAGTGTGTCGCAAAATCACACCAGAAATTGGCTGTCACAGCATCAGATTCCTTATGATGAACTCATCTTTTCTGCCGACAAGACGTGCGTCTGGACCGACATCTTTGTTGAGGATAAGGTTGAGAATTACCAAAATCTGACGAGAGCCGGAACAGAGGCGTGGTTGGTGACGAGAGCATGGAATGATGAATTCGATGCTGACAACAGAATAAGCGATGTTGGTGAGTATTTACCAAAGGTAATTGACAAGTCCTTTATTTTATCCTAATACCGGGCTGGTTGACCAAGAAAAACATTCATGGTATACTAGTAAATGGAAAGGGATTTAAATGCCTATTTATGATTTTAGATGTCCAGTATGCAACACCGTAGTAGAAAGAACGGTGGACATGGTGGACAGAGAAGACCAAACGTGCGGAACTTGTTATCATCCGTTGGAACGAAAATGGACTTTTAGGGGCTCAGTTTGGGCTCCAACCGCAA